ACTAAACAGTTTTCTAGTTGTGTGCTTATCCGCAGTGACGACGATTTGGATAGCATATTTGCTAGTGGGGAGATGATGGCCAAGTATGCCAGTAAACGTGCTGGCATCGGTTTAGAAATTGGTCGCTTACGTCCACTAGGATCACCAATTCGCGGTGGCGAAATCATGCATACTGGTATGATACCATTCTTAAAAAAGTGGTTCGGAGATTTGCGCAGTTGTAGTCAAGGAGGTATTCGTAATGCAAGTGCTACTGTATTTTATCCCATTTGGCATCATCAGTTTGATGACCTTATTGTTCTTAAGAACAACCAAGGTACAGAGGAAACTCGAGTCAGACACATGGACTATGGAGTTGTCCTTAGCAAATTCTTTTGGAGACGATTCAAGAACAAAGAAAATATCACGTTCTTTGATCCGAATGAAGTACCCGACTTATATGAAGCCTTTTATCGTAACACAGAGAAATTTGAAGAACTGTATGTAGCCTACGAAAATCGTACAGACTTACGTAAGAAAGTTATGAGCGCAGAAGAAGTATTCAAGTCAGGCATACTTAAAGAGCGTACAGACACTGGTCGTATCTATCTAGTGTTTATCGACAACGTACAGAATCAAGGTCCGTTTGATCCTGAGTATCATACCATCTATCAGTCAAATTTATGTTGCGAGATCCTTTTGCCTACAAAAAGTTTCAAACGTCTGGATGACGCTGAAGGTCGCATAGCGTTATGTACACTGGGATCCATCAACTGGGGAGCCTTCCGTAATCCAGAAGACATGCGTCGTGCTTGCCGTATTCTACAGCGTAGCCTATGTAACATTCTTGATTACCAAGACTTCCTATCAATCCAGAGCAAGTTATCCAACGATGAAATACAGCCCCTGGGCATTGGTGTTACTAACCTAGCCTACTGGCATGCCAAACGTGGATTGAAGTATGGAGAAAAGGATGCACTACAAGATGTTAAATCTTGGATGGAGCATCAAGCCTATTACTTGACAGAAGCTACTGTTGAGTTGGCCAAAGAACGCGGGGCGTGCTTACATAGTAGTCAGACACGCTACGGCCAGGGGATCTTCCCCTGGGAACTACGAGCTGAAGGTGCTAATGAACTAGCAGACTTCACACCTGAACTTGACTGGGAAACCTTACGTACTAATATGAAACAGTATGGAGTTCGCAATGCAACCTTAATGGCCATTGCCCCAGTTGAAAGCAGTAGTGTTGTTATAAACAGCACTAATGGAATCGAGTTACCTATGAGTTTGATCAGTACAAAAGAAAGCAAAGCCGGATCGTTTACACAGGTTGTACCCGAATATGCTAAACTTAAGAACAAGTATCAGTTAATGTGGGATCAAAAGGATTGCGATGGTTATATAAAGACAGCCGCAGTTTTAGCCGCCTACGTTGATCAAAGCATAAGTACAAACACATTTTATAACCCAGCACACTTTGCAGATCGTAAAGTGCCAACTACATTGATTGCTAAGAATTTAATGCAGGCTCAAGTATGGGGACTAAAAACTTTCTACTACAGTTTGATTAACAAAGCAGGTAGTAAAGCTGTCGAAACTATTGCAGAATCTTATATCAACGGATATAACATAGATTCAGAATTAGACGAAGAAGATTGCGAAGCATGTAAACTATGAGTAAAGAACAATATAACTTAAATACAAAGACAGACTATTTGACACGTAAGATGTTTCTGGATCCAGCAGGTCCAGTTACTATCCAACGTTTTGAAGAAGTCAAATACAAAAAAATTGCAGACTTTGAAGCGACAGCCCGAGGCTTCTTCTGGCAACCCGAAGAGATTAGTCTTAGTAAAGACGCAAATGATTTTAAGGATGCAAGCGATGCGATTAAACATATTTTCACCAGCAATTTATTGCGTCAAACAGCACTTGATAGTCTTCAAGGTAGAGGACCAAGCCAAGTGTTTACGCCTGTTATCAGTTTACCCGAACTCGAAGCACTTGTCTACAACTGGACTTTCTTTGAAACCAACATCCATAGCAAGAGCTACAGTCACATAATCCGTAATATTTACAATGTGCCTAAAGATGTATTCAACACTATTCATGATACACAAGAGATTGTAGACATGGCGGCAAGTATTGGAGACTACTACGACCAATTACATAGAATAAATTGTGCCAAAGAAACTGGCGGACAATATTCAGAAGAAGCACACATCCGAGCAATCTGGTTGGCTCTTAATGCATCATATGCACTAGAGGCATTCCGCTTTATGGTTAGCTTTGCTACAAGTCTAGCGATGGTTGAGAATAAAATCTTTATTGGTAATGGCAACATTATTAGTTTGATTTTGCAAGATGAGTTGCTACACAAAGGCTGGACTGCTTTCTTAATCAACCAAGTAATCAAAGAAGACAGCCGTTTTGCCGCCGTTAAAGAAGAATGCGAACAAGAAGTATATAATTTATATATGGATGTAATTCGTGAAGAAAAAGACTGGGCAGTATACTTGTTCAAGAAAGGTCCTGTGATTGGACTTAATGCAAATATTCTAATGGACTTTGTTGATTATACCGCGGTTAATGCTCTTAAAGAAATAGGTATTAAATATCAAAGTACAGCGCCAAAGTCGACTCCGATCCCTTGGTTTAATAAGCATAGCGATACAAGTAAAAAACAAACAGCATTACAGGAAAGCGAATCAACCAATTATGTTATTGGCGTGATGAGCGAAGGCATTGACTACGATGCCTTACCAGCACTATAATAGGAGATAACAATGTCAGGTAAAGGAAGTAAATCCAGACCTTTCAGTGTCGATCGTCAGACCTTTGAAAGCAACTGGGATCAAATTTTTAAGAAAAAGGAAACAAAAAATGAAAGCGATAGTGTGGAGCAAGAACCAATGTCCTTATTGCGACCAAGCGAAGAACCTTCTAAAACTGAAGGGAATTGATTACGAAGAACGTAACATTAATAAAGACTATACTCGTGAACAGTTATTAGAAGCAGTACCTACTGCCAGAACTGTTCCACAAATATTTTTAGACGATAAATTAATAGGCGGCTTTACAGAATTAAAAGCTCATTTTGAAAAGGTATAATAAATGTTAATTAATAAAGGTATCACCCCAGGTGAAGTTGTAACAATCAAAACAACAGCAGGCGAAGAGATTGTTGCTAAATTAATCGAAGAAGGTGCATTAGGAGTTAAGGTTAGTAAACCATTGTGTTTAACAGCAACTAAAGATGGCATTGGTCTAGTTCCATTCTTGTTTACTACAGATCCAGATGCAGAGGTTTCTATTAACAGAAATACAATAATGGTTTTGGCACCCACAATTAAAGATGCCGCAGATCGTTATACCGAGCAAACTACTGGTATTAAATTAGCATAAATATTAACATGCCAGCCGTAGCTCGTAAAAATGGAACCGATACAGTAGCCTGCACAGATGGTGCTCAGGGTTCTGTATGCCAGCGAGACGGGCACGGCAATCCAATAGATTGGCATTGGGACACACCGACTACACAGGCTACCGATAAAGGTAGCGATAATGTGTTTGTGAACAATATTGGAATAGTTCGACAAAATGACACTATGAAGGTTCATGATGATGGTACTCCTTGTGTACCAAGTGCTGTTACACATGCACCTGCTCTAAGTACATACAGCGGTAACGTGTATGCTAATAATTTATTAGTTGGAAGATTAGGCGACAAATATGATTCAGATGGGCATATGGATCATACTATCAGTTCAGGTTCGCCAAACGTGTTTGCAAATAGTTGACATTTATTTTTATCTGTTGTATACTAGGTATAAGTACTCTGTACTCGCCTAAAGGAGAAATTAAATGGCCACAAACAAATATGCAGAATTTACTGCAATCATCGAAGCAATGGAAGCAGATTTTGAAAAGTTTTACGATAAAGAAGTAGGTGCCGCAGGTACTCGCGTTCGTAAACATTGTCAAGATTTGGCTAAATTGTGCAAAGAGACTCGTAACGACGTTACAGCAGTTAAGAACGCCCGCAAAGAAGCAAAGTGATTGAGTCTTTCATAAAAGAATTTTTATTTGAAGTAAATGAGTTTCCAACATTCGGAAAAGATTTTAATTGTTTTACTGTTAAAGATTACTTCTTTTATGATTCTCAGACAACTGTGTATGGGCACAGGAGTTTAATTGTTCCTGTGTCGTCGTTAAAAAATTCGGATGCTTTACCAAGTATTGATATAATACAAGATTTGATAAAAAGAAATATACCTATATTAAAGAAAACTATCGATTTTCGAAATAAATCTGAAATATGGAGTTACGATGATTCTTTATTATAACGTACATGTTATTTCAAATTATATAAAAGCATTTCCAAGTTCTCGAAATTTATTATCAGATAAATTCAGTGAAAATCTTCATGACAATTATGATTATTTTAATCTTAATACTCATAATATGGTTTACGATAGAACTGGAATACTTCCTCATTTTTTAAATATAACACCTGACTTGCATCCTATGCCCGGTGCCGAGTTAAATTATAATAAAGATTTTTTCAGCATTACAGAAGAACGTGCTCGAGAATTATTATCTTTAGGCAAACCTATTAATGTAATGTGGAGTGGTGGTATCGATAGTACCTATGTGCTATTTGCATTAAAATATTTTGCAAATGACCCGGACCAGATAAGAGTATACGGAACTTATAATTCTATTATCGAATCTGGTGATATGTTTGATAGAAGAATCCGTAAAGAATTTAAACATCACATAAAAGTACCTACTAGTAATGAATTTAACTGTCAAGAATTAGACGGGATTTATGTTAGTGGTATGTGTGGTAATCAATTGTTTGGACCGACGGATGATTTTTTTGCCAATGGTGATACTTCTATGTTTCATCACACATTAGGTACTCCGGAAACAATTTACGAATCTTATAAAAATAATATAGATCCAGAATTATTAGAATTTTTACAACCAGTAATAGATGCTAGTCCTAGAAAAATAGAGACAATAGCAGATCTTAGATGGTATTGCATCTTTAATTTAGATTGGTATACCGCACAATACGAACATAAAATTAGTATGCCAAAATCTGTAGCAACTAATATATACGGTTTTTTTGATTCAATAGAATTTCAAAAATGGGCAATAAACACTAAGGAACCTTTTACTAAAATTAAAGGAAATCCAAATACCCATCGGTGGCCTATGCGGCAGGTATTAAGTGAAGTATTTGATGAACCAAATTATGCTACTAACA